TGCGTTCTCAATCAGCCCGCACACTTCAACTAATTCCGGTATGCCCAAATACACGCTGCTCGTTACGTTGTACTGCGATAAAATCGACATCTTTGTTTCATTATCAATGCCATAATGCCCCAAAAGTGTGTGAAACTTTTTTACAAGCCCCGTATGCTGTTTTTCTGCAAACGTTTTCATTCCAAACCATATTCAAGCGTTAAGCACTCATTGGCATACTCCTTCAGCTTTTCAGCTATCCTGTTAAGCGTATAAGTCTGATCGGTGAAAGAGTATCCCGATAGTTTATCCATTATGCTTTTTGCTATTGTTTCTATCATTTCGTCCATAATTCTTAATTCCTAATTCTTTAATCTCCCCAATATTCCGCCGCTTTATCCTCGCTGATCACCACCGGCTCCCCGCCGCCATACCGGCTGATTGGGAAAGCCTTAAACCGGTCAATCCGGAAAACCACGTTAGAATCTTTTAAAATCTTTCGGGCGGTTAAGCCTTCCGGCTGCCTTCCCTCCACATGGCTGACATAAATAAATAACTTGTGCGGAAATTGAGCTTTCATTTTTTTGTATTCTTTAAATGTTAATTCTATAAATTGGACACTGTCGATAACAACAATGTCAGGACTTTTGTGACTACTCAGATACTCAATAAGTTCGTTCGTTTCTTTTTTTACTAATACGAGTTTTCCACCAACTTCAACCATGTTCACCCGCTTTAATGCCATTTTAATTGACAAACTGAAACCCTCTTCAATGGAATTGTATGCTACCCGCCGGAACCGTGTAAGGTATTTGGAAAGAAGCATGGCAAAACTTGTTTTCCCGTTTTTCGGTGGCCCGTAAACAAACCAGCTTCCGGTCAGTTCCGGATTCCCTATTGCTTCTTTCCATTCACCTTCAAACTCAAGCGTTTTGAATTTCGCATCAATCACATTATGTACCGAGTAAACACGTTTCATTAACTCGCTTTCGTAAGTTCCTTATAAATACGTCTTAAACTCGGTAAATTGTCCTCTCCAAGCGTTCCCTTCAGTAGCCGGTTCACATCCGTGCCTTCTGCAGAGTTCGCTTTGATTATCATAGCGGCGCATGCCTGAAGCATCTTTTCCGCCTCACCCTTAGCTGCCGGTATCACTTTGCCGTATCTGTCCCCGAATCGGGAAAATATTTCGGCGTAGCCCACCGTCCTGCAAATAATCCCCCTGCGAATTTTTTCCTGAAGCCCGTCGGCTCCCATCATGTAAAACCCGCAAGCCAGTTCCGTTGCGTTCCAAAGCGATTTCACCTCTTTGAACGCCTCATATTCCAAATCGCCGGCTTCGTCCAATATAATTAAAGGAGTGGGCAATGTTTTGAGATAAAACACCAAATCCTCGTAAACATCCGGATACCATCCGGTGCTGCCCACTCCAAATGATTTGGCGATATAGCGTATCAGCCGTGTTTTTGTCTTGACTTGTGAACAATCCACATAAACCACATTAGGGTGCGACTTGGCATAGTGTTTCGCCGTGTAAGTTTTTCCGATGCCGGCTATGTCGCACAGGAGCGCCGACGTGCTTTCGCCCTGACAACGTTTCAACTGTGCCGTTATAAACTGAAAAACCGGCGTGTTGACCGCTTTCCATTCGGGTGCATCACTGAGGCTTATCCCCAACCGGCGGGCAAGGCTTATCCAACCCGATTCACTCAATACCTTATCGGTATCGCCATTTTTAATCCTGCTGTACTGGGCATTGTTAATACCGATACTTACCGAAAACTTGGCGTCCGATCCGGTAAACATTTCCCGGCTTTTTGCCAGTTGCTCTACAATTCTTGTTTTTAATTCATTCGTAATCATACTCTTGGTGTTTTAAATTAAATTACATATTATTATATCCTTTTTGAAAAAAGTCTTCAAATTCGTAGGCAAATTCATCATCCGGTTCTTCCGGCTGAACCGTTTCTACAATCTCAACCGGTGTGGAAAGTATTGTTTTGCTTGTTTCTGCCTTTTGGTGTTCGACTTTAGGTATTTCCACGCGATTGTCTTTGATAAATTTCGTATATTTTGCCACCCGTTTATCCTGGTGCAGCATTGCCTGTTCATCCTCTTCCGTTCTTTCGATTGCACATTCATTGTATGCAAATTGCGCCCTGTTGACGGCTTCGCCGATATATACATCGCCTTGATATAAATATACCCTGTCGATACTGCCGCTTTCCAATGGCAGCCAGTAGGCAATGACTTCCAAACTGTTCGGTTTTAATCGCTTCAAACTTCCGAAATCCGTCAGTTCAAATTCTTCGTAATTAACCACACAGTAATCATTGTTCCTTATGGACGTTTCCGTTTGATTCCCGATGTATCTGTACAGGTACCATTTTTCAACCGGTTTTAAATTGGGATTAACGTGTTTCAGTAAAACCTGTTTCCGCGTCATTCCCGGATAAGTCTTTTGCAATGGATGCAATTCATTGTTGTATTGTTTTATATCGGCAAGGTCATCCTCAATAATCACGCGCGGTTCATACCCGTTTTCGATGAAATCGCCGGCTACTTTTTTACGGATACTCCGGAAGGCTTCATGTTTGGCGTACCACCGCCCGTTGGTATGCCCGTTATCTTTTGCCACACCATATTTAAATGAACGAATGGCATGTTCAGCGCGTTTGGATGTGGCGCTGTTGTTAAAATAAACAAATTGAAATACCTCGTTCAACCATTCAATATCTTCCATTAAGTGATGTTCTGCATCTAATTCGCCCGGCATTGGAAGCCCCAGTTCTATCAGTTCGCAAAACATATTCCTGAAAGTTTCAATCACTGTTTCTTTGGTTGGTTTCCCAACGATGTAAACCGGACGGAACCAGTAACCGCTCACCACATCAACCGCAATATATTTATAAACATCGCCGGTGATTCCCTTGCGACTCATGGCAACGTCATCCATTGTAACTTTACTGAGCGAATATTTTCCAAGTTTTCGATGTTGCTTAGGCATTTTCGTATTCTGAAAATCAAAATTGCCGTTCCTGTCCGCAAAGATTGAGGTATTATTAACTACATCCCTCAGATAATTCCAGATAGTCGCCTCGCTTACTTCTAAAGCGCGCCCCTTATGCCTGTAGTCCTCCGGATGAAACACTTCCCCTGTTTCCCTGTCGAACAACTCCCGATTCCCTGAGATAAACTCAAGATAAAGTTCATGTACTCGGCTTATAAAAGGTTTGTTGTGCATCCGGTAAATTGCAAGTATCAATTTCTCTGCCGACGCCGAAACCACACGGGCGGAATCATTGCAGAAATTCTTATGAATGATTGCCCCGTATCCTTCATTTAAATATCTCTTAAATGCCTTTTCAAGACTTCGCTCGCTGCTGTAAACCGGTATTTTATATTCAATGGCAAACTCTGTGTGCCGCTCAAGCATTATCCTCCTTTGATCCGTTTTTTTGAATTTATACGGCGAAGCGGCGTAGGCTGTCAACTGCTTTTTCAACCCCTCGCGCAACGCGTTGAATACGCTGGCGCGGTGGGTGTATTGAGTGATTATTTCGGGCGGAAGCGGTTCCCCGCCGGCTGTCCTGTGCCGGACATAAAACGCACGGGCTTCCGTATCAATCTCAACCCTGTAGCAACTCTTTTTCGGCGCCTCCGCTATTTTTCCCAACAGGCTTTCAACCTTTGCCCTCCGCTCCGGACGCTTAATGCTCCGGGCGTCGATAAGCGTTTGTCCGTTTATGCTGCGCTTTAGTATTGACAAATAACCGCTTCGACTGTCAACCCTAAATTGATTATACGATAGTCCTGCCTCACACCACTGATTAACGGTGAGTACCGGTGTATTGTCAACCAATTGATACGCTTCCATATTTTTAACTCATTTTGTTTTTTTTGTTCCCGGAAGCCGGTCACCCGACTTCCGGAAGAAATAATTAACTTTGTGCTGTCAAACTAAAAATTAATTATTATGCTAATTACATCTGACCTAAAAGACAAAGTATTAACCATACTTTTCGACAATTACCCTTACGGGCACTATCACATAGACGATGACGCTATTTACAAAGAACTCTCTATTGATTTTCATCTGTTAAATTCTATTTTAGAACAATTTCAACAAAAGGGGTTGATTAGCGGACTGAACGCGCGCCCCCATGCGATATTCCTAAGTGTTGAATTTGCCAATGCCTCTGACTTTATTAATTCCGGCGGTTATCAGGCGGAAGAAAAAAATATACAGTATCAAAAGGCGCTTCTTGAACTTGAGATAAAAAAGTTGAGGATAGAGATAGAAAATCTCTCTAAATCGAACCCGAAAATCCTTCCATCCCTTAACAGGCTTCTTGACACCGCAGGTAATATTGCTTCTATTGCTTCGCTTCTCATCAAATAGCCACTGCTCAAACACCCGCAAAGGGTTCTCGCCTGAATACCATTTTTCAGGAAAACACTTTAGTCGATAATACATTTCGCCATCAACCCAAATATAATGTTCTATATATTTTATCCGGCCGTATTTCTCCGCTTCGTTTTCCTTATGGTAGTAGGTGTCTATTATTATTACCCTTTTATTCGCATCCGCCA